ACTACGTCCTGCAGAAAATTCACTCTTTAACCTCCAATAATGATGTAATATAATTAGAACGTTTCATGGCACGTTCAAACCATTGTGCTTCTTTCATATCTTCAAAGATTTTCTCTTCTCTAGGAGAAAACCCAAATGCATTTTGATACGAAACAATGAACTTTGTTTTATTCATCCAAATAGAAACTCCAGTGATGCTACTTTCTCAGGTTGCCATCCAATCGTGTCCATGATTACTTTAATAGGTTCCAAAAACGACTTTTCAAATTGTAGGTCATAGTCCACCTGTCTGTCAAGACCAAACTCTCTAGGGAATGTACCAAGATAACTGATTACATTCTCATTAATTTTGTTGGGTGTCTTTAAATAAACAAACTTAATTTTTTCACCATCTTGAATCAATGGATACTTATGGGTTAGTTTGTTCTTCTTGTTATAAAAGTTATACAACAACGCACCACGAACATGAATAGGTGTACCTTTACTATAGATGGTCGCAGGATTGGACCACTTATTTATTCCATTACATCCTCGGGGAAAAGAAATATCTTCGACTGGTAACGAAGAAAATTCATCTCGGAAGTCTGCAATAAACTTCTGTGCCGATTCCTCATCCTGATTCATGATAACCTTCATACACTCCTTAATGGCAGTGCGACAAGCAGCAGGAGTAGAAGATTTGACTGCTTCCAAACCCATGATTTTGAGTTTAGGTTCCGCATATTGAACACCCTCGCTGTTCCACACATTAAGAATGTATCGCTTCTTAGCAGTCCAGAGTCCTTTGTTGGCAATGTTCTCTCGCTTCATGAACATCTTCTGTTCATAAGCACCTACGTATTTCGCCAACGCTTCATAAGAACTATCAATATATTTTTCAAGTTCCATTTGACACACCTTGTCAAGGAACTTAACGATGCCAACATCAGTTTTCTCTCGCCCTTTGTATACAGAGTCAACAAGAGGACCCAGATTAAGATAGATACTGTCAGTATCTGAGGCAATAACATAATCTTCTCCGTCAGTTTTTAGTACCTTGTTCAGGTACTGATTCATTTTGTTCTCAATCCAACGAATCGAGACTTGACCCGAGAGAGTGATTGCCTCAGCATTTGCCAGATTGTAATATCGGAAGTATTGGTTTCCGATGGCACCATAGGCAGAGTTGAGTTGAATCTTCCTTGCCATTTGGATATTGTTGAATTTACTAATATCCTTTTGTAGTGCCAAGGTCTCTGCAGGTGTCTTGGCATGTTCAAGAGATTGCTTTGCGGCAAGCATTTTTTTCTTGTAAATGGTTCGTTCATCATAAATCTTCTGCATCATTTCGGGTAGAAACCCATGAATATCTTTTCGATACTGGGCACCATTTGCACAGACACAATAATCCCCATTGATATCTAACGACTCTGTAAGAATCTTATCAACTGTTGCTGTTGGATGCCTCTGGTCAACAAGTGTCTCTGGCGAGATGTTGTACTGCATAATAAGGTGAGGGTACAGACTATTAAGGTCAAAAGATACAACCCAGTCATACTTCCCAGGAATCGGTTCCTTGACATATGCTCCTGCGTATTTTTCATCCTTCTTAGCACCTTTGCGAGGGGGTACAACAATGTTACGCTCACTCAGATAGTTATAAATCATCGTGTCCCACATGCGTACTTGACTATACACATCTTCAAAATTCACCTTAGCGTCATAAGACATGGTGATAGCAAGTTCAAGCAACTTCATCTTATCTTCCAGTCGGTCGATAAGTTCAACGTCTTGGATGTTGTACTCCATAAACTTCTGCCAGTCACGAGTATAGAAGTCTTTAAAGTTTTCGTACTCGCTATGGTCTACTTTCCTCTGCCCAAGTTCAACGAAGGCAATATGGTCGAGTCGATAAGACTCTTGGTTTGAATATGTAAACTTACGATAAAGATCCAGATAGTCAAGGATGTTAACCCCAGAGATATCGTAAGCATAATTTTTGCGTCCTTGGACATAAACTTCCCTCTCATTTGCACGATTCCAAGGGGACAGACTCTTCATCCATTTTTCCCCAAGCACACGATTAACCCGACGAGCAATGTAAGGAACGTCATACAAGTTAACGTTCCACCCCGTCAGGATATCAGGAGTATTTTCTACCCACCATCCAATAAAATGATTGAGCATTTCGTGTTCGGTCCAGAAGATGTGAGTCTCTACACCCTTAGGCGCTTCAAACTCACGAGTTGCCCAGCAGTAATACTGCTTTGTCACCATGTCTTTGATGGTAATAGACAACATTTCTTCTGCTGCTTCTTCCACATTGGGGAATCCATTCTCGCACTGAACCTCAATGTCCATTGCGAAAATTTTCATCTGACTAATAGTATAATCTACTTCGTCAGGAAACTCCTGTGAAATAAACTGGTATACGAATCTTTCATATCCATGCACTTTAAATCCTTCTACTCCCTCATACTGGGCAATAAATTCCCTTGCTTCCCTGGCAGTTTCAAACTTAACAGGTTTAACATAATCACCAGTTAGGGTTTTATATTTCTCCTGTTTGTTAGAAGAAACAAAAAGAGTGGGACTAAAATGGGTACGAGACTGGACTTTTTGCCCATTCTCATACCCACGGTAAAGGATAGTATTGCCAGCGAGTTGTACGTTCGTATAAAAACGGCTCATTGAGATTCGTACTTCTCCAACAACTGCGGTGTCGGATCCAGTATAGTCAAAATTACCTCGGATGTCAAGAACAAATCTCGCTGTTCCGAGTAACGAGGGAAGGGTCGAATTTCATCATCACCAAATACTTCTACACATTTTTCAATGAGAATACTTGGTTCTTCATCAAGTTCAGTTACAGAACCTAGAAGATATTCACTCCTGTCCTTCAGAAGAATCAGCTTCACGTTTTCCATTAATTTTTGCCTCTACTAGTTCAGTGTACTTTTCAACAACTTGGTCATGTGTTTCGTATGCAGATACTACTTCATCAATTCTAAAAAAGATGTGGTCATGTTTGCACAATGGCAACCAAGGTTCCATAACAACTTCTGGTTCATTAAATTTATGAATGCCTTCGTCATCTCCAGATTGGATATTAAGTTCCATTCCAGAATTAATCCAAATAGAATATGGATGCCTCAGTTGGTATGCAACGGGAGTCTTGTTCTCCTCTCCTTCAGCATTTGAAGTTACCTCATAAATGTCAGAGATAATATCTTCACCGTTTTTTAGTCTTACGATTCTTACGCTCATAATTCCTCCTTTCAATTTCTAGTACTGCTTCCTTAATAATGTCTTTAAGGATTTTGTCTTCGTTAATATTCTTTTGTTCTGCGATAGGTCTGACGTATCGTAGAAGTTCATCAGTATAAGATGCTGGGACTTCTACTGTCAAGAGGTCAGTATCGCCATCATAATTATTCGGTTTTAAGTTTACATAGAAGTTCATGTTACCATGCCCACGATACAAAGGAATAGCGAGTGCCCTTAGTCACTCTTTTGACTTCATGGGGATAGAGAAAGATTGATGGAAAAACGATTACATGACCCTTCTTCATTTCAACATCTTCCTCAGATAATAAAAAATTTCCACCCTCAAAGTCATCATTCAACAACCCAACAGCAGTACAGATTGGTATTCCCTTTCGTTCACCGTCAAATATGTCCTTATTGTGGTCATGATGAGAACGAAGGTATGAACCCTCTGGATATCTACTTATTCTCGGAGGAGTAAATTCAACTAGTCCAATACTAAAATATTCAGAATAATCTTTAAAAACTTTTCCGCAAATGTCAAATACTAGATTATTTTCTGGAAAAAGAATTTCTGCATTGTCGTCTTCGGCGTGATGAGTTTCTCCATCATTGTGACCCCATTCATGTTTCTCCCACTCGTAAGCAGAATATTCTCGAACTACAGAATCACAGAAGTTGTCATCTTCAATATCGTACAAACGTACATAATCCAAAAGACTCATTTTACTCCTCAAACAAAAAGAGACCCAGGGGGGTCTCTTTGGTTGTATACTATGTATACACTAATCAAAGTCAGAAATAATCCTCTCACATTTTTCAAGATTCTTTTTGCAGAAGTTACGAACGTAACTTTCAACATCCATACCCATTGTTCCAATCAGGAACCCCACGACCAACAGGTTAAACTTAGTAACAGGATGCAATAGAATTTCGTTAATCTTGGATTTCATAAATCTTGAGTTTCTGGTGGTCAGGAATAATCTTCCGTAATTCTACCACAAGCATTCCATTATTAAAAGTTACTGTGCCAATCTCAACATCATCACTCAAGTTGAATCCTCTGGCGAATGTCCGAGTTGCAACGCCACGGTGCATGTACTCTTCCTCTCCTTTAGACTTCGCCGCCTTAGACCTGACTAGGAGGACGTTAGATTCCGTAGAGACTTCAATCTCATCCTTACCCCAGCCAGCAAGTGCCATTTCAATCCGCCACTTAACCTCAGATTCTTTCACGAGATTATATGGAGGATATGCTTCGTTAACAGAACCCATTCCATAAGAATGCAGTCTGTAGAAAATGTCATCCAGTCCGACGCTGTATCTTTCTGCAGCATCAACGATGGCACCCAAATCTTTGGTGCCAAACTTTCTAAGTCCAGTCATTTGTTATGCTCCTTTAAAAGCGAGTTTGATTGTGTGGTCCCCGAAGGCAACCGTATTATTTAATAGTAATACCTAGTAATACAATGTCAAGTAACCCGAACATTAATGTAATGTTTTCCCAACCTACATATACATAGGACTCTAAATCGATGGAAAATGCATAAACTTCTTCCTATCGTAATGATTTTGATGGCAACACCTGCATATGCAGGAGGTCTCGTTACTAAGCACGCATCTAGTGTTCAACTAACTGTTGATGCTGCTAGGTCTACTGCGGTAAGAATTGGTGGAAGTTATTCTGCTTCTGGTTCTAACATCACGGCAGGAACAATGGGTGGTGTCACCACTGGTGCTGGCACATACACTGTCACTACAGCAGGACAAGATTGGTCGTTGACTGAATCATACAACGCAGCAGATTCTGTCCCCGCAGCTGCTGTTAATGTGGGAGACATCCCTAACTTCGGCAACACCACTTCCTATGCTGCTGGCACTGCTGGCACACTCGCAGGTACGATTGATAGAACTCATGCTATCACACTGACTGCTGGTGGTGCAGGTTCTGCTGCGACAGGACAATTCGTCACCGAGATTACTGTCATCGATTAACACTATATAATCATGAGAAGATTATTCTTAGTGGCATTCTTAATGGGGACACCAGCAATGGCAGTCCCCGTTGTACCTAACTTCACTCAGGGGTCAATGACCAGCCACACTGAGACGACACAGAAGATAACTGAGACCATCAACTCGATGGACTATAACACAGGGTATCAATACTCTGTAACGGGGAGTGGGATTACAGCATCAGGTTCATTACAACCAGGAACAGGTGCTAACAATGTAACTATAGACGGTGTGACCTCATCATGGACAGGAATCAGCAGCAGACCAAACTTCACACAGACGACTCCAGGAGGAGCGTTCCAATTCACAGAAACATATCGAGGTCCAGGTCTCAGCAATCAAACAATAATTCAAAGAACAACAGAGGTTACAAGCGTAACCGACACTACATCTATCTTCTCGCAGTAGGTATCAATCTTGCTTTTCCAACTCAGGCGTTTGCTAATGTTGGGGGTGTTAGTGCTACAGCTGCTCCCGTTGCTAATTCTTCAGGCAGTGTTACAAATCAGGCAATCCAAGTTTTACAAGGACCCTACATTACAAACACCTATGGGGCTGGGATCCAGTGTCAGGGACCCACTCTAAACTTCACCCCGTATGTGACAGGTAGTGCCTCTGCTACCAAACCATATGAACCATATTATAATGACCCAGTATATGATATGCGTGACCTAGATGACGATGGGGCACCAGATAATCCTGGTTCTGTTTTATATAGAGTTCCTGTAAGAACTGGTCAGAAAGATAACTATAACATTGGTGTTGGTTTCTCTGCTACATGGTCTCGCCCTCTTGATAAGAAGTTGCAAGACCAATGCAAAGAAGCAGCTGCTGCTAACATCGCATTGATGCAACAGCAAACTGCTAATAAGAGATTGGATTTTGAAATTGCCAGGTTGAAGAATTGTGGTGAGTTAATTCAGAAAGGAATTATGTTCCATCCCAAGTCACCATATTATTCTGTGTGTGCTGATGTCGTTGTGATGAACAAAAATAAGATTGCTCCACACATTCATTCTATTCCTGAACCAGTATCAACTAAAGCAGAAGACTTAGGTGGTCCTATTCAAACACAGGGACAACAGGAGGATTCCACTCTTCCCTGACCGCCTTCATTACATGTTTGGGGACACCATAGTATCCCATATGCATCCACACACAATCGATATAACGCAAGTCTTCACGATTTGCATCTATAGTGAAAGAGTCACAATACTGGACGATATCATAAGGAACCTCTATTTTTTTCCAAGTGATAGGTTCTACAACAAAGAAAGGAACTGTCATTTTTCTCCAAGATCAAAGTTTTTTGCTAGTCCACTCTCAGGGTGAAACCATTCATCATGTTGTTCCATTGCTTCTTTGATTGCCTCAGATACATTCTCTTTGAATGTTTTACGTGGGATAAAGATATCATCATCACGCTTATAATCTGGGTGCGTATCTTCAAAGTCTACCTCTACATCATACAGGAGACTCTGCACAATGTCATTGATAGTTGCAACTGTTTGACCTTGAAGTTGGTCCCAGTTGTATCCAGGAAACATATCATCTTTCACACGCTCTAGCAATGCTTTCTTGCAATGCCAACGCTTATCAAAGAGGAGAGTAAAATCTTCCCAGTCGTGATTAGTTTTGAAATTAGGGATTGTCATTGTTCGTATACGGGGCGAGTGTTATTACAATGTAGGAAATACTTGTATTCAGCAAGTGGACCGTAGTGCCATTGTATTATATCACATCCTTTGTAGGTGCCAACCACCTTGGTGGACTGTGATTCAACTGGTGGATTCTGTTTGAGTGAGAGTAAAAAAATGAATAAGATGAACAGTCCTACAGTAAAACCAATTATGCCAGCACCTTGGAGAATCTCTTTGAGTGCGTTTTTATCATCTTCAGTCATTAGAACACCTCCCAACATTGTAACCAGACAGATATGCAGAATGTAACCATTTGATCATAAGGTCTTTGCGTGTATTCTCATCTTCTACTTCACAGTCACCATAGAACCATTCACAACGATAAGAATAGGCACCATAGAGTTCATTAAACCATTCCTGAAACTTGACCTCAGCAACTTCATCCCATTCAGTCATTGCTTACACCTCTCCAATACACGCTTAATGAAATTAATAGAATTATAGAACTCTTCACCATCTTGACCACCTGCTACAATCCAACCGAGTTCTTCGATTGCTTGATCAATCAATTCACCCTTTTCAATTTCAGCGAGTGCCGTCATGGCATCACCATGTTGATCGATGAGATCACGAGCAATTTGAAGAATTTCTTCGTGCTTTTGCTCTAGTTCTCTACGCTCTGCTTCTTCAAACATTTCATCAGGATAGTTTTCAGTCATTGAAACTCTCCTGAAACTCTTTCCAGCGTTTGTCTAGTTGACTATCCATCCAACCCCAGACACCGTGTTCCATACCATCAACACCAGCAACCTCAATCTCATCTTGAATGAGACGACGGAGCATTTCAATT